GGATTATGTGGTCCTACTCTCGAAACACTGTAAGAACGGCAACAGTACACAGTATGTTACATTATCATTAGGTCAGATATACCGAGTTGATTGAAGCAGATATATTTCTGTGAAATCCACTATACATAGATAGTGGTCATGTCTTATAAGAAGACGCAGGCGTTGGTCTCTGACGTGCCAAAAACAACAGCCTTTTATTAATAGTTGTTCGAACGTCATAAACAATGTACTCGCAAGAGGCATTGGGTCGTGCACTCTACGGTGCTCGACCTGCATATTCGGTATGCGAAATGAAGTCCGATTTATTCGGCGAGGCTGAGCTCTTGAGCTCTGGGATTAGCCTAGACCCACTTTCTGCCGCAAGGTCAATGGACAATGATCCAACCCAATACGGCAGTCTTCCTGTGGACACACCAGAATCACAGGACGCACACTCAGCGAAACAGGTTTTCGAAAAAATGTCCCTTGAGGAAAAGTTCTATTACCTCGGAGGGACCAATTATACGCCACAATCTTTGCGGTCACTACCCTTTATTAAAGGGTTGTTTGACAAATCGATCGCCAATTTCACTGAAAATGCTATCTCAAGATTAGAGGGTTTGGCGGCCCTCTACGTGGTTTTGAGCGAAGTTCGTAGTTCTGCAGGCTTTCTTGCCGCATTAACTATGTACGCTCAGACCTACAAGGCTCAATCTGTGATAGCGCAACTTGGAGGAATTGTAGATTCTTTATTCACCGATGGTTTTTCACCACAATCCGAATTACCGTCATGGCTGAAGAATATGAAGGAAGGCCTACATAATTGGAAACTGTTGATTAACAACCCCGCATTTGAGCACATTTCAAAGGTGCTCTCCCTTTTGGTCACAATTGGTATCTTAGAGGATAAGGTTGTTTCTCTCGGAAATTTTGAGATTTTTGCCCTAGAAGCTAAGAAAAAACATTGCAACGCAGCCGAACTCATGGATGCTATTGTTGAAACTATTGTTTTCTTTGCTGAAGGAGGTTATCTCTGTTTCGTATCGGGATCTTTGAATCCCCTTTTATTTTCGACGCCCAAACTAGTCGAATTGGAGGAACGTTATGTTAGGAAATTAGTAGAATGGGAACACGCTCGTAATGGGAATTTGACGCGTTTTTTGAATACCACCGAAAATCAGTTTGACAAGGAATTAACAGATTTGATTGAGGAGTTCCGACAGCTCTATAAAACCACTGTTAATGGAACGGAGAAGAAAATTGTCCAACAAAAGTGGGAAGAACTGACTAAGATGCATACAGAATTTTCTGCCATTAGAGTTTCCGGTGGACTGAGGAAAGCTCCCTTGGCTGTCAAGATCTATGGTAAATCCGGTGTTGGTAAATCTACATTTGCCGATATCACTATGATTACTGTTCTTAAAGCTATGGGAGTTCCCTGTGCTCCACAATACATTTGCACCCTCAATGAGAAAGACAAACACATGTCTAACTACCGCTCATATATTACCGGTGTAAAGGTTGATGACTATGGAAATACTAAGAAGGAGTATTGGGAACTAGCCCCCTCTGACACTATTGTTAAAATTGTAAATAATATTAGGGAGTATGCTATTATGGCAGAACTTGCTAACAAAGGCAAGATTTCTATCGAACCGAGTTGTATGACTATTACGACAAATATCAAGACATTGCATGCCGGATTGACATCCTATAATGCCATGTCTGTGTTGCGACGCTGCCACATTCACGTGGACTTACGGGTTAGGAAGGAGTTTGAGACTGATAATAAGTTGGATTCAGCCAAAGTTATCAAAAAATTTGGGACTCTCAACTCTCTTAATGATATTTGGTTGATTGACATAGAGAAACCGATCGGAGCCGGAAAGGACGGACAGGACTTTGGACATTTTGAAGTCATTAAGAAGGATATCTCTATTACTGAATTTGTGAACTATGCTGTTGAGGTTGCCCAGAAACATATGGCCGAGCAACAAACGATCGTTGAGTCTTTCACGGACCCATCGGATATTGTTCACATCTGTAGTGAATGCAACAAGTGTGTCGAGACATGCGACTGTTGTGTAGATGATCTTCCTGATTTGGTACTGGAGTCAGACGATGAAGAGGACGAGGTAGAAGTTGACACTTCTGCAATGGCCCCAGATGAGGTACTGCAGCACGAAATGGCTGTAGCGCGTAAAAACATTGCGAAATTGAGAGCTGTCAAGAGTAAGTTTGAGGCTTCCATTAAGGCAAGGAATGTCATTCACGACAAAGAATCTAAGGCTCGTAGTTTACTATTAAAGCTAAAACGAGAAGAGACTGCCCTTCGAGAATGGACATTACAAGCTAGGACGAAATTTGGTGTTCGCAAGGTAGTCGGGGGGACAATTGGTGGAGATCCGGACGATCTCGTAGCTGTTGAATCTGAATATCAACCGCATTTTGGTGACAGATTGGCTCAGCAGCTGAAGAATAGAGCTGGAAAATACAAGCACAAGATCCAAACCTCTGCTTTGCTTTATGAGACCAGGGTGGAAGATATGGCTATTGATACTGTGTTAGCTAGCTTCAAATTTTTTGAAGAGTCACCGTATTCTCGATGGACCACTTGGGTCCCTGAACAATGGATGGACAATGACTGGGTCAAGGCTACTATTATGACTATGGGTGAAGATGTTATAGGAACAGACGTTAAAGATTATTTGAAACTTGTATTAGCAGGTAATTTCTTCTCATCGCTTCCTTTGTTTTTTACTATAGGGGTAACGCCGACATCCGTATTGCTATGCGTTAGCGCTATTTACTTCAGTGTTACATTCGCTGCGGTAGTTGAGACCAAGAAGACAGCTTATTTAGATCGTCTTAAAGCTGATCGGAAAGCTTTGCCAGCGTGTTTTAAGTCAATGCGCGATGAGCATGTTAAATATGCATGCGGTCTTTTTGCTGGGTTGGCGGTCCTTTATGGAGCTGTCAAAACTTACAAGGCTCTGAGAGCTAACATGTCTGTGCAAGGTAGTTTACAACCGCGTACTGTGGCAGAAATACAAGCTCGTGATGCCGAAGAATGTATGTGGGTTAAACCTGAGTACGTACCGTTGGACAATTTAGGTAGCTTTGTTAACCAAGAGTTTGCTTGGAACGCTCTGCGCAACCACATGTTTGTATATGAGATAGACGGTGACACTTGCTTTGCCTTCTATTATTGGACCAAGTATTTTGTGGTCCCTTTTCACACTGTGCCTGAGAAACCTACTAATGCGAAGTTGAGAGGACCGGGAGGAACGCTTAATTTCATCTTAGATCCGAGCGTAGTATACAGGATCCCCGGAAAGGATTTGGTAATGATGTATGTTGGATCCGGTGGTCCCACTAATCATATGGGAAAGCACTTCGAGGATGATCATATTAAACATCCTCTAACTATCGCCATGCATGGTTTTCAGGATGGAAAACATTTTACTGATAATGCTTGGTGGAATCATGTCAATGATGCCAGTAATGGACAACATACATTTCCTGGATCGTATTACACATTGAGCAACACGACCACCAAACCCGGTATGTGTATGTTTCCACTTGTAAGTGATTCTCGTGAGAAGAAGATAGTGGGCTTCCATATCGGAGGTAGAAACGGTACCAGAGATGGTGTAGGTGTAGCGATCACCAAGCCCGAGTTAGATCGTGCTGTGATTGAAGTTACAAAGTTGAGTGCAACACACATTCCCCCACCTATCACCAAAGATATTGAGGAGACCATATTGGGCAAGCATTTTGCCATTTCTAAGGACGTACATTATAAATGTGGTACTAATTTCTTACCAAAAGATGCTACATTAACGGTGTATGGATCAGTCACTGGACGTGCAACCACGCGTTCTTCGGTTATTCCTACACCTATTTCGGACACTGTTGCTCTGGTAACAGGTGTGCCAAATACATGGAGTGGTCCTGCTTTTCGCCAACCTTTTACTAATGATAAAGGTCATACGGATAGTGGGACATGGGTTCCGTGGTATGAGACACTGAAGCATGCTGCTCGGCCGTCCCCTGGATTGCCCCAGTCGTCACTCAATTTTGCGATGGAAGATTATCTTGTAGATCTACGTGAGGTCTTTGATGCTAATCCGACTTATTGGACAAGTCAGTTGGCACCTCTCACTGATCAAGAGACTATTTCAGGACGAGATGGTGAGCGCTTCATAGATGCAATGGTCACCAGTACGTCTATTGGTTATCCGATCGGCGGTCCCAAATCTAAGTATTTAGAAGAATTGGAGCCTACAGAGGAACATGCCTGCCCAAAGCAATTTACAGAGGAGATACAGGCATATATCTATAAGGTGCTGACTCAGGCAGACGCTAATGAATCGCTGAATTTGATATTTGGTGCTAGTCTTAAGGATGAACCACGGAAAGTCAACGAGACTAAAGTTAGGGTCTTTGAAGCTGCACCGCTTGTACTACAATATCTTATTAGGAAGTACTTCCTTCCTATAGCGAGATTTCTCTCTATGAACCCGCTGATTGCTGAAACGGCCGTAGGTATAAATGCCCATGGTCCGGAATGGCACGAACTTACTGAGTTTATCTCTAAGCATAGTAGCGATCGAATCGTCGCAGGGGACTACAAGAAGTATGATGTACGTATGCCAGCCCAGTTGACACTATCTGCTTTTGCGATAATGATGAAGATTGCTAGCTGGTCTGGTAGGTACTCGAGTGCCGACCTCCAGCGTATGAATGTCATCGTTCATGAAGTTTGTACTCCGCTAGTAGCTTACAATGGCACTTTGATGCGTTTTCATGGTACGAACCCGTCTGGTCAGAATATGACCGTGTACATAAATAGTATCGTCAATTCGCTCTTATTTAGGTATTGCTTTTTTAAAGTATACCCGTTAGAGAGTTTGGGAGAATTGGGTACAAAGGTCGGATTAGATAGACCAGCTCGCTTCAGGGATGTAATGTCACTTATCACGTATGGAGATGATGCAGCTTGTGGAGTTGATATAAATTGTGATAAATTCAATCATGTAGTTATGGCTGACACACTCAGGGAGATTGATATTGTATTCACGATGCCAGATAAAACTTCGGATCCTAGACCTTACATGTCACTTAGTGAGCTTGACTTCCTCAAACGGCGTTTTAGGTGGGAACCGGCCCTTAATAGATATGTTGGACCCTTAGCAGAAGACTCTATTATGAAGTCATTACATGCAGTAGTTGAATCTAGCGCCCTTACTCCTAGAGAAGTGGCGTGCCAAAATATAGATGGTGCTTTACGAGAGTGGTTTTTCCACGGTCGTGAGGTATTTGATACGCGACTAGAGCAAATGAAGCGGATTGCTAAGATAGAAAATCTTCCATGTAGAACTCTAAACCTGGACTTCGACACTCGTGTTGTCCAGTGGAAAGATAAATATAGAATAGAAGACGTGAAATATGAACCGCATTCATCGAGTGATGGGGAATCTGATGATGCTGGATACTCGATAGATTATGACTACTGGAGCGACTCTACAGCGAGTGGAGTTACTGAACCTCCACGAGTGTCTCAGGAGCGAGATATATTCGATTATGTTAAGTCAGTGTTAGGATGCCCCGCGTACGAGGAGTACGAGATTATATCTACGCAGTGTGGCAAGGGAGACTTAGCATATATTACCGAAGATGCTATTTTGGTTGTTGAATGTAAGCGTGTAATAGGACGCAAAGGGATGATGGATAAGGTCGTTCAGCAGGCTGTGCGCTATACTAACATTTGGAGTGCAATTTTTCCTACTCGTACAATATATGGGAT